TCATCCCGCCCTTCGTTGTTTCGCGCGGCTGTCGCGGATCCGCCGTAGCCGTTTGACGAGCATCGGATCGACTGCGAGTGCATCCGGATCGTCGAGTAGGGCGTTGAGAAGTTGGTAGTAGCGTACCGCCGAGATCTGAAACTTCTCGGCAATGTCGTTCTCCTTGTTGCCTTGCGCTGCGTACCAATGCTTTTCGAATTGAAGAATCTCGATTTGTTGTGGTGTCACGGTTGCCTCCGCGATAGTTCTCGGTTGATGAATGAGCGTTCGTCTTCGGTGAGATTGCGAACGCGTGCGATGAGTGTGGGTAGGTCGACCCACAGTTCTTCGGCGGCCTCGTCGTCGACACGGTGTCGATTCCATGCGAGGACGTCGACGAGTCGATCCAGCTCGATCAGACGCCGGGCTGCGATGCAGTCGACGATCGTTTCCTCACGCCTGGCGAGCCTGAGATCCTTGGGGACGGGTCCGCGTTCGACGTGCACGATCTCATGAGTGAGGGTGCATCGTCGCTCACGCTGGTTGGAATGGCGATTGATCTCGATTCCATCTTCGGTCCACCGTCCGAGACATCCAGTACCGCCATCCGGGTACGTGACGTGCACGTGTGGATGATGGTCACGGAGGTGCCGCCACGGGTGCCAGGACATAAAACACACCTTGCGGTATGACTCCGACAAATTACGCAGACGTAATTACCCGAGCTGCGGAAATGGCGCGCGGGTGTCGTTCAACCGAACGACCTACTCGTAGGCAATCCCGAGCCGCTCGCGCTTCTCGTCCTCGGTCTCGCCCTTGCGTGCGGCGAGTGCGTGGTCAGCCTGCGAGCCTTGATCAGCCTCGATCAAGGCATCTGGGTTGTCCGGTGCGCCGCCGTTAGCGGCGCGCGTATTGGAGGCTCCGCGAGGCCCAACTTTTCCATCAGTCGGCGGATTGCTCGGCGGGCCCTGCGTGCTCGTGTCTTCATCGAAAGCTCCTTGCGTCGCGGCGAAACTGCGGATCAGTTCGTCGAGTGCTCGGCGCTGGCGTTCGTTCAGGAGCCGTACTTCTGCGGGCGGGTTCCAAGTTTCGACCGGGGCCGTCTTGTTCCATGCCGCTTTCTGTAGCTGCTCTATCGGGATCGTCAGCACCTCTGCGAGCCGCTCGAGCGTCTGGGCGGATGGCCGCCCATGCCGGCCGGACCAGTAGGCGGCGATCGTCCCGTAGGGGAGGGGGACGCCGCGCTTGTCGGCTATCTCCGCTGCCTGTCGGGCGGTCACCGGCTGACTGTTCAGCAGGTCGCTTAGCTTGCTCACGGTTTCAGACACTCCCAGATGGACGCGGTGTTCGAATAGTCGCTCTGTAACTGCGCTCGTTACAAACTACCCCTGTGTATTTTCCGGGTCCGCTGGTCGGAGCTGGTTACACCGCTTGCGTTTTTTAACTGATGGTGGTTACATATCGCTTGTTGCTTGACCAACTATCAACCAGGGAGTTACATTGAGGTCGCACAGAATCCGCACGCACCACGTCGACACAGGGAGGCTCTGGGTGCGACTCATCAGTAAGCAGGCATTCCGTCAGTACATGGGATTCCGGAAGCTCAGTAACGCCGAGCTCGCGAAGGAAGCGAAGTGCTCGGTATCGACCATCGCGTTCCTTCGCAGTAGCGGGAAGAGCAGCCGCGACACGGTCGGGGCCGCGACCGCCGCGCGTATCGAAAGCGCACTCAACGCGCCACCTGGATCGCTTTTTGCGGCCACGGTGATTGGTGCTTCGGCAAGTAACAAGCAGGTCGCATGAGCGACGTGTATTTCCTCTTCGCGCCGAAGGCGAACGTCATCAAGATCGGCGTTGCCTCGAACCCCCTCAAGCGGGTGCGAGGGCTGCAAACGCCAGAACCTTGTCGTCTCGTCGGCCTTATGCCGAACGTAGGCGTGGAAGGGGAGCAGGCGCTGCATGGGGACTTCAGGCACCTACGCGTCCACGGTGAATGGTTTCGCGCGACAAGCGAACTCCGCTCATACGTGGAGAGGCATGCCGCAGATGTGCCCTTCGATGCGTGGAAGCCGGTCTCGAAGAAGAACCCCGCAGTACGGCGCAGAGAGTCCAGCCGGATACGACGCACTCCGCACCCACAAGCGGGTCATGGTCGAAGGAATCGCGCGATTGAAGCTGCGGCCGAAGACCGGATGTTTTACGTCTATGAGTGCTACAGCGACTCTGGAGAGTTCCTGTTCGCGGCCCGCACGATCGACCCGTCCGCGCATTGGATCCAGCAGGTTCGATACGCCCAACGGGACTGGGCAAGTGACGTCGCGAGGTTTTCTGTCCGAGGGCCGTACACAAAACGCAAAGCGGCGGAGTTGTATGCCGATGCCGTCAATCGCGACCCGGTCCATGTGAGTTCGGCTCCGACTGCCAAGGCGACGGATGCCGCTCGTCGGCACTTCTTTGAGGTCGGAATTCGTGCCCGGATGGAACTTGGCGATTCATGGGAGCAGGCCATCGTGCCGGTACTCGAAGAGGCCGACGCTATCGACTTCCGATCGCTCGTATCGGAACAGACAAAAGCCGCCACCTGCACGAACAGGTGACGGCCATGAGACAGACCCAACATTCAGGAAAGGAACGTCAGTGACCGATTCTACGCAACTCGTAACCATCCCGATAGCGGGCACGAGTGGTATCGCCGCAATGGAGGTCGACGGCAAGCCTGTCGCGGCACTTCGGCCGATCGTGCAGATGCTCGGCATGGACTACTCATCGCAGCTCGCAAAGCTCAAAGGGAAGTCCTGGGCGTGCATGGCGAAAATCGCCACACGTGATTCGAGCGGCCGAATTCAGGAAATGGTGGGGGTCGATCGCAAAACGCTCACCATGTACCTCGCAACTCTCGACGAGAGTCGAGTGAAAGAGGAGTTCCGCCCGACACTCATCGCGCTACAGGCGGAAGCGGCCGAAGCACTCGACGCGTACTTCCATGACGGTGGCGCGATCAACCCGTCCGCGACGGTCATCCAGCTCGACGCCCTCGCGGCCAAGGCTCAGCAGCGCATCCAGCTACTCGCGCTCACCAAGGGTCTCGTCGACGACAACTGGCTCGAAACCAAGGTTCGGCATCAGGTCGCTGTCGCCCTAGGTGAAGAGCCGGAGATCGATCCACAGAAGCGCACCCTCACCGTGTCGGACTACCTCGACGAGATGGGCGTCAATGACGGAGGACAGCGCAAGTTCGCATCATCCATGGGCGCACTGATCAAGAAGGCGTACCGGGAGTTGCATGATCGCGAGCCAGGAAAGGCAACGCGATTCATCAATGGCGCTGACCGTCCGGTCGCCGCGTACGCAGAGCGGGACCGTGCACTGTTCGACAAAGCGTGGGGCATTCTCGGATCCGCAATCGAGCCGCAGTACTTCAAGGTCGGGGTTGCAGCATGATCCGCGTCGACGTACTCGACTTCGATCGAGACTCCACCTCCACGGCTGCCGACAACGGCCGAATCCTTCTGGCTGAATGCGACTCGATGGAGCCGGTCGTCGACGAAATCGACGCGTGGGTGAACTTGCCTCTCCGTATCGTTCATTCTCCAGTCGCCGGTCTGTGTATCGAGATTGGACCGTACAGTCTCTCGGCTACGGACGTTCGTGCCCTGAATGCGGCACTTGTCCAGTATCGAGATATCGCTCTCGGCGGTGCTGTATGACCACCTCAATCTCCCCGATCTTCACCGTCAAGGACGCCGCCGCGTACGCGCGTTGCGGAACGAACCATCTGTACCGCGCCCTCCGCACTGGCGAACTGGCGGCAACTCAAGGCGGACGTCCGGCGCCGATGCGCAAGGGGACGTGGCGGATTCACCGCGACGACCTCGAAGCATGGATACGCGGGCAGTCGCCCGACCAGGCTCCGGTCAAGCTCAAGCGCGTCACGGGCGAACCGCGACGATTGAAGAGGTCCGCATGAGCAACACGGCCATCGAGAATCTCGTCGGATCCCTCGAATCCCTGTGCGACGCCTACGAGGTCATCGCGCGTCGCGGTGCGGACCGGGGCGACGAGTACAAGATGGGCCAGCTCTCGATCGTCGCCGCAGTCCGCGACATCCTGCGGGAGACGGCATGAACGCCCCCGGCCGGCGCTCGGTCCGCCGAGACATTCTCCCGCACGTCATCCTGTCCGTCGCGCTCCTGGTGACGCTGGTTGCCGCGCCCCTGTTCGGAATGTGGGCGGGATCATGACCGCCGAGATGGGCACCGTGAAGTTCATCGGACACGGCGACATCTACGACCTGCCGCCGTACGCGGAGTGCGACCTCGACGCGATAGTCCAAGGACGCTACGCGGCATACGAGCAGCGCTACATCCGTGATGTCCCCGGCCTGATTGCGGACGCCTTCACCGCGGCGTACTCCGCAGCCGCTGGACTCCTGCCCATCCTTCCTGCTGCCGCTGGGCTGAGCGGCGCAGGTTCCCCGGTGCCGGTGAGCGGACTTCCTACCGCTCCCGGCACCCCAAACGAAACGAGAAGCGAATGAGCAACCCCGACATCCTCATCACGAAAACCCGGACCGGCGGTAACCAGATGATCCGCGCCGACATCAAGGGCCGCACCGGGCATGACGCATGGATCAACATCTCGATCCTCGGGATCGACGAAGCCATCCAGGTAGCCCGCGACTTCGAAACGAAATACGGCGCAATCGCCACCAGTCTCGAGCAGGCCCGCACGCAAGGAGCGAACTGGTGATCGCACTCGCCCCGAAGAAGTCCGCCGCCCACATCGTCGAGATCGAGCGAATGACCCCGGCGTCCTCGTCCACCTTCGGCGGCATCTTCTGGTGCACCACCGCATCCGGTGCGACCTTCGCCGCATTCGGTGACGAGATCGTGGTGCGGCCATGATCTACCACCTCACCATCGACCACGGCGACATCGTCGCACCCCGCCACCTCCGCATCATCACGACCGGATGGCCCGACGAGACCGACACCGACCAGCACTACGTCGACGACGGAAACCCCATCGCCGCCGCATTCTGGCTCGCCATCCTCACCGCATCCATCGGCTTCCTCATCTGGGCGGCACTGTGACGCACTTCGACCACAGCGACGGGCTCGCCTCTGAAGCCTGGGACGAAGACGACAGCGCGCCCGACCGCGCATACGACAGAACGATCGATCAAGAACTCGGAGTACCGCAATGAGCAGGCACAAAGACCAACACTGGCTCCACGAATACTCCCACCTCCGTGAAATGGGATTGGACGACGCTGAAATCGCGGGACGCTTCGGCATCACACTGGACGGCCTCGGCGCGCGATTCCGCCGCATCAACAACCGCCCGACGATCGTCACCGAGCCACCCCGGCCTACGGCCTTCCCGCAACCAGGCGACGTCGCGAACCTCGCCGATCAGTCCATCGAAGATGCAGCGGAAGCTATCTCGCGCATCCGAGAGGAAGATCCGCGCACCCTATGGATGGACCTCACACAAATGGCGCCTACTCGCATGTTGGCACTGGTCTTCGCGCTCGCAGCGATGGCCCCAGCGGACCGCCCGATCGGCGAATTACTCGCCTGGACTGAGCCCATGGCGGTGGCGTCATGACCCGGCGCATCGACGAGTTCGAGCGACCCATCAGCGACGAGCAGTACTCGACCCGACACCAGGACCGCCCGAAGTCCCTCGCCGAACAGGACGCCGAATGGGCACGCCGCGAACGCATCCAAGCGGCCAAGGCCGAGCGGGCACGTAAGCGGGTGAAGGCATGATCACGCTTACTGACATGTTTTGCGGTGCTGGCGGATCATCGACTGGCGCCATCCAGGTGCCCGGTGTCGAGGTCAAGCTCGCAATGAACCACTGGGCACTTGCGATCGAAACGCACAACACGAACCACCCAACCGCGGACCACGCACTTGCTGATATCTCGGCAGCCGACCCTCGGTTCTACCCAGGATCGGACATCCTGTGGGCGTCTCCGGAGTGCACGAATCACAGTGTGGCGCGCGGCAAGAAACGCAACGTGGATGCGACCCCTGACCTATTCGACGAGGTCCTTCCCGACGAAGCCGCTGACCGATCGCGGGCGACGATGTGGGACGTACCGCGCTTCGCCGAGCGTCACCGTTACAAGGCGATCATCACCGAGAACGTCGTCGACGCTGCAAAGTGGATTCAATTCCCGGCGTGGCTCTACGCGATGGAACTCCTCGGCTACGACAAGAAGATCGTCTACCTCAACAGCATGCACGCTCAGGCGGCTGGCCTCCCGGCACCGCAGTCCCGTGACCGCATGTACGTAGTTTTCTGGCTCAAGGGGAATCGCGCACCGGACATCGAGAAGTGGACCCGGCCGAAGGCGTACTGCCCGACGTGTGACGAGACCGTGAACGCGATGCAGGTGTTCAAGAAGCAGACCGAGTGGGGCCGCTACCGTGCCCAGTTCCTGTATCGCTGCCCTCGAGTGAAGTGCCGGAACAGTGTCGTCGAACCGGGCTGGCTGCCCGCAGCATCGGCTATCGACTGGAGCATCGAGGGCGCGCGGATCGGGGACCGCCCGAAGCCACTCGCACCGAAGACGCTCGCTCGCATCCAGGCGGGCCTCGACAAGTTCTCTGGTGAACCCTTCCTCAGCCAGTTTCGGGAGCGGATGCGGAACATCGATCCATTCGTAGACCCGTTGACGACGATCGTCGCAGACGGCGCGAACCACGGCCTTGTCCATCCCAGCTCGTTCACACTCGAAGCCACGGCGGTGATGCGTGGCCAGTCGAAGAACCATCCTGTCGATCAACCCATCTCAACGGTCTTGGTCGGTGGCATTCACCACGCATTCGTCACGACGCTCCGTGGCACCAATGCTCCGAAGTCGGTAGCCGAACCACTGGATACGTTCGCAGCGAACGGACTTCATCACGGTCTCGCCGACGCCACGTCGATCGACATCACCGACTGTATGTTCCGGATGCTCGAACCGCACGAGATCGCGCGCGGTATGGCGTTCACCGAGGGATACAAGATCCTCGGCAACAAGCGCGAGCAGGTCAAGCAGGCAGGCAATGCGGTCACGCCGCCTGCTGCACGGGATCTAATCTCGGCCGTCGCCGAGTCATTGGTTGGTGCAGCATGACGAAACTCGAACCAGGTTCACCCGAGTGGACTCGCACGATCACCGCCTCAAAAATACCAAGCATCCTTGGGATCTCCCGCTGGAACTCGCAGTACGCCCTGTGGCATCAGATGGCCGGCAACACCGTCGAGCACATCTCGGCGGCGAAGCAAGAAAACTTCGACTACGGGCACGCCGCCGAAATTGCGGCCGCTGAATTCTGGAAGTTCCGCAACAAAGGCTGGCGCCTGTCGCGCGGTGAGGTGCAGTTCAAACGCGACGATCTGCCGTACCCGAACGCGGCCACCATCGACCGCAGAGGGTCGCGGGGGAGTAAGCGCCGCATCGTCGAAGTGAAGACCGCACGCAGCCTCGAAGAGTGGGGCGACGACGGTTCAGGCAATGCCCCGGCCGACTATGTGGCGCAGGTGATCTGGCAACAATTCATCACCGGCTGGCACGTACCCGCCGATCTCATCCTGTGGCCGCAGTACGGCATGCCGCGGATCTACACCATCGACTACAACGCCCGGATCGCCGAGCACATCGAGTCGAAGGCGCAGGCGTGGCACCTCTCGCTCGTCGACGGCGTGGAACCGGCCCTCGACAACACCATCGCCACCTATGAGTGCGTCAAGGCCCTGCATCCCGACATCGACGGCAGTTCAGTCGAAGTCGATCCAGAACTGGCGCACCGCTTCATCGGCTGGCACCAGGAACAGAAGGACACGAACAAGACCGTCACGGGCCTCAAATCCAAACTGCTCGACGCGATGGGTAACGCCCAGTACGCCACCTGCAACGGCGAGAAGATCGCCGACCGCCGACCGGGCCGCGGCGGCTCGGTCTCGCTCTACGCCAACACGAAACTCGACCTCGGAACAATCAAAGGAATGACAGCATGAGCACCAACGAAATCGCCACGATCGTCGACGAGACCAAGTCGCTCGAGGTTGCCCGCTCGACAGGTTTTTCGAAGCTTCACGAGCACGCGCTCGCCAAGGCCGAGGCATTCGAGTACGCCGAGTTCATCACCTCGACCGGCATGTGCCCGGAGATCTTCCGCGGCAAGCCGAAGGATGCGACCGTCGCCATCCTGCGTGGTGCGATGCTCGGGTTCGATCCGGACTCGTCGCTCGAATCGCTGTTCGTGATCTACGGCAAGGTCGGCATGTACGCCAGGGCGAAGTATGCCGTTGCGATCTCCCGCGGCGCTGACATGTACGAGGTCGAAGCGTCCGACGCGTCGGTGACGTGGGCGGGCACGAAGCCCGGCGACGATCAGGTGCAGTCGGTGACGTGGACAATCGAGCGCGCCCAGAAGGCCAGGTACACGACCAACGTCAAGTATGCGACCAACCCGCAGCAAATGCTCCGCGCCAAATGCCAGTCCGAACTGGCCGACCTCCTCACCCCCGGAGCACTTCTCGGCCTCGTCGACGAGGTGGATCGAGAGACAAACCCGCCGATCAAGGTGAAGTCCGAACGTATCCGCACCGGGACGGCCGGCCTCGGAGAAGCGCTCGGCGTGAAAGCCGACGACGTCCCGGACGTGACCGATCATGCGAGCGTCGAGATGATCTCGACAGCGCAACTCAAGAAGCTGCACGCGACATTCACCGACGTCGGCCTGACTGACAGGGATCAGGGTCTCGCGTACCTGTCGAACGTCCTGGACCGTGAGGTCGCCTCGTCGAAGGAACTCACCAAGACTGAAGCGTCCGCAGTGTTCGCTGAGCTCGACAAGGCCAACGATCCAGCCGGGAACGGTGAGCCAGCATGAGCGCACCACAGAAGCGCCGAGCCTCATTGACGACGAAGCTCGAACTTGACGCTCGAGATCACATCACCCTGGCTGACCTCGACGAGATCATGAATCAGTCTGCCGCCTGGGATCGGGACACCATCGTGACGGTCACCTCCAAGACGTACGACCAGCGGGGCGAGATGCCCATGTACACCCTCGCGCTCATCGAGGGGCGGGTGGCGAAATGAGCACCATCGACGACATCCTCATCCTGTCCGAGGATCGCGCCACCGACGCCCTCACTGCATTGCAGGACACGCGGGACGGCACGACCGCGATCATCATGTCCGCTCTGGCACAACGCGATGCGATGCATGCACTCACCCTCGCGATCGTCGGACACGGCACACCCGAACGCGTCCCGGCCGTCAGCGTCCAGAAGATGGCCGGCGCGATCCGCGACGGCTACCGGGCCGCACCCTCGCCCGTCGACCACGAGGAGTTCATCGCGCGGTTCGTGCTGGGCACGCTGGGGATCGAGGCGACGGCATGAGCGGCTACTCCGACGTTCGGGTCGCCGACCTCACGATCAGTGAGTACCGCGGGCGGGCCGTCCTACTCAACGGCACCGAGGCCCGGTTCACCGGCACTCACCGCGGCACCGCCCACACCGGTGGCCCGTACATCGTCGTCCATGGCATCGACAGTGCCGGACGCAATCACCAGCAGGCATTCACGCCACTCGACACCGTTCTCATCGCAAAGAAAGGGGCGGAATGAAAATCACCATCTACACCTCACCCCACTGCATGCCATGCCTAGGCACCAAGCGCGCCTTGACCCGCTACGAAGTCCCATTCACCGAGGTCGACGTGACATCTGCACCAGATGCCGCCGACCCGATCCTCGAGCCATCCGACATGGCACGTGCAGTACATCGACGCCCAGGAGAAGCCATGACAGACATCATCTCCGCTTTCGCCGAGATAAAACGGCAGTCATCAATCGAGTACGACGCGTACCGATTCACACAGATACCGTACCTGTCCCTACTCAATCCAGAGGATGCGCCGGAGTGGACACCACCGACCGATGAGGAGCTTGAAGCGCACCTCCTAAAATCGTGGGACCGGCAAGCTGTCGGCATGTTCTTTGCCAAGCGGGCACAGCGTGAAGCGGAACGTCTGGCCCGTGAGCGTTGGGAAGCCACTCTGCGTGGCCGTGTCACCCTCCGTTGCCGGAAGGTCAGGGGCGAGGTCCGTGACCGCGTGCCGACTGCGTGGAATGTGTTACGGCACGGCACTGACGAATATGGCAGCGAGTGAGCCATGAGTGACAACTACGAGCGTGTCTGGGTGTGCACCGGCTGCGGCGAACCAGCCGAAGGCCCCGGCTGGCACGGCACCAACAACGGCACCGACTGCGGACAATTCCAATGACCACCATCGTCCTGCCATACCAACGCCCACCACTCACCAGCAATCAAGCATCACGGTCGACGGGGCGGGCACACGCACGGGCGAAGAAGCAGATGCGGTGGACGGCAGCACTCCTCGCGAAATCTATGCACATCCGATCGCATCCCCGGTCCGATGTTCTCCTCACCTGGTACGTCCCGAACCTCCACCGGCGCGACGCTGGCAGCCTGTCCGTCCTGCTGAAGCACACTCTCGACGGCTTAGTGGATGCGGGCGTGTGGCCCGATGACCACTTCGGATGGGTGCGTACCGAAGCGTGCCGGATCGACCTCGACCGAGCCAACCCCAGGATCGAACTGACCATCACGGAGGCATTGTGAGCGAAGACGTTTCAGCCATCCAGGAACTCCTCGACGAAAACGTGACATTGCGTGGCGAGGTTGCGACACAAGGCGCGGGCATCGTCGGCCTCCACACCATCATCGGAACCCTCCAGAAGAAGCTCCGCGAAGTCGAGGATGAACTGTCGACGAAGAAGGCGGCAGCCCGGCAAGCGGAAGACGTCGCAGCATCCCACGGCCTGATGACCACCATCATTCCCACCGAGGTCATCCAGTGAACGGTGTCGGTAACCTGCCCGACCCCACCCCCAACGACAACCCCAGCATCCACGACCTCGTCACCACAGACCTCGCACAGCGCAAAGTATTCGGCCTTGCCAAATACGGGACGCCGCTACAGGCAGGGAATGGGCGCAACGCGCTACAGGACGCCTACGAGGAAGTGCTCGACCTGGCCTGCTATCTCCGCCAACGCATCGAAGAGGACAGAGCATGAGCGAGTCTCTGACGTCCGACGAGGTCGCGTACCACATCGGACTAGCCCTATGGCAGACAAAAGTCCACAACGACCTCCTCGACGCCATCACTGACATCACCTACCGAGCATGGGCGAACGTCGGACTGACGCCCAGTTTCGACGTACGGAAACAGATGAGTTCCGATCATTTCTTCCTGCCCAGGTGTGAGCAGTCGCTACTCCTCGAACAACTCCGCCAAATCCCGTCCCTCATCGAAGACCTCACCATCGCCATAACCCGGCAGGACCGCATGAGTCCACGCGGCCCGAAGATGGCACGCGGCGACGACACCCAACCCCTACCATTCAACGAACACGCCTCCGTCGCCGCGAACTACCTGCATTACCAGTGTGCGACGTGGGCACGGTTCACCTGTGAGGAGCGGGGGATCGACTACACCGGCACCACCGACGTCGTCCACAAGTCTCCCGAAGGCTACATCGAGTATCAAGGCGACACCCCGGACCTTCCTGAGGGCGGCCCCGTAACGGTCCGATGGACAGATTCGGAGTCCGCGAGACTGGCGGCTTTGGCGATCCTCGCTGCTGCTTCATCTACCGCCCAGGAGGCCACCAAATGACTTTGCCTATTGAGCCGAACGATGTCGTACGCCTCATCGAGGAGTACATCGAGGACGAACATGTCTCAGCCGAGAAGTGGGAGAACCGAACACCGTTGGACGAGGCCGGTATCTCCCACCTGCACAGTGTGGCGGCGGAGGTGTACGCCCTCGGGTTCCACGGCGGCACGTGTGTCGCCAACGAACGCAACAACAGGCGTAGGGACCGCGAGAGGGCTGCCCGCCCATCTACCGCCCAGGAGAAGCCATGAGCACCCCGAACCGCTGGTGCCCAAAGATGCTGATGGAGAAGCTGAACGGTCAAGTCGTCCATGCGCCCGATGATCTGACACGCGACAAGATCAACGAATTGGCGAGCTTACTGCAGCTGCATCGACCAGCGGCATCGAACGGCAAGCATGGCGAGCTTCACACGCCGACATGCGGCTGCGAGGACACCCCACAGGAGAAGTCATGAGCACTCGTGATGTCGCTCGGCAGGATGCAGCTCTTGAACACATCCGCGCCATCGGCCTCACCTACTCGCTACACGACAACCCACACGACCGCGCCCAGGCATACCCAAACGGGAGTGCCGAGCGCCGGATACTGGAGCAACAGAAATGACCGAAGAGCCTCCACCAACCAGCCGGGGGCAGTAATGGGACTGCCCTGGATACGACTGGATACCCAATTTGCAAGCAATCCGAAGGTGTTAACGCTCCTCGCGGACAAGAAATACCGCGCCGCATTCGCGTATGTGGCCGCACTTGGCTACTCGGGAGCGCACGGAACGGACGGATTCCTGCCTGATTTATGCCTCCCTTTCATCCATGCCACAAGGTCGGACGCGAGCCATCTTGCCGACGTTGGGCTGTGGAAACAGTGCTCAGGCGGCTGGGAAATCAACGGATGGGGCGAGTTCCAGCAGTCATCCGATGACGCAATGGCGCGTCGGAAGCGGGCACAAGAGGCGGCTGCGAAGCGGTGGGAGAAGGAGAAGGGGAAATGATATGTGCAGGGTGCCGCCAGGATCTCACGGCAGAGCATTTCGCCCCATCGGCGCCACTGTGGCCCGAGAAGACGCACTACTGCCGGCCATGTGACAGGCGGCGTGTGCAGATCGCAAAGCATGGCATCGACACTGGTCAACGTGCGGAGATCGCAGCACATCAAGGCGGTTGCAGTATCTGTGGCCATCCCGAGCCTTCATCACGCGGATGGATGGTCGACCACGACCACGAGTGCTGCTCGGGCGAGAAATCCTGCCCGAAGTGTCGCCGTGGCGTGGTCTGCCATTGGTGCAACGTACTGCTCGCCAACGCCTTCGACCGACCGCAAATCCTCAGGGCGGCAGCTGACTATCTCGAAGCCGAAAAGTCATGCGTTTGGCATATGCCGGTCGCATGTGCCAAACGCATATGCGGAAAGGATGAGCGACCGGCATGAGCACGAACGTAGAGAACGAACTAACGAAGACTCCCAACACCAGAAAAATCTCGTCAGCTGCAGTAAGAAACGTACGCGAGATTCGAGCGGATTCTTCGCTGGGTTCAGGCTGGAATGGATCGGTAGCCGGCGCTTCGCGCGGCCGGATCGCGGTTATCCACAGGGGTGGCCGACCATGAAGATCATCGAACTCCCATGGAAATCCCCGCCGCTTTCGATGAACGATCGGGGCGCTTCACTCAAAGCCGTCTACGCCAAGAGCCGTGAAGTCACCTCGATCCGTGAGACCTCGCGCATCCTGGCGATTGCAGCCCGCCTGCCGCGCGACTGCGGCCACGCGAGCGTCGAATTGCACTACCGGCCCAAAACCACCCGCCGACGCGACACAGACAACCTGACGGCCACAGCGAAGCCGATCTACGACGGACTCGTGGACTTCGGGCTCGTCCCGGACGACACCCCCGAATACATGGCCAAACTCGAACCCGTCATCCACCGCAAAGGGAAGCCGAGCATGTGGCTCGAGATCGTCACATCCGACGAGTCAAGGGAGTTGCCGGCATGAGCGAGGTCGGGATCTTCCTTCTCGTAATCACGGCCAGTTACCTCGCATGGTGGGCATGGGACGAGCGCGACTTCATCCGCGACTTGTTCACAGACCTCTTTGGCGGCCGACCGCGCAGCGCCAAGGATGCCGCACAGCAGTGGGCGCAAATACAGGACCGGATCGACAGAATCGGGAAGGTCGACTTCCCGGGCTACGGCCGATTCGAGGCATGGACGCAATGCCCGACATGTGACCGAATTGCAGTCCACGGGATGCGGAAGCCGAAACCTAAGCCCGTTCGCGGACCGATCCGAGTCATCGAACGAGAGGACGGCACACGCGACGAGGTCTGGGCATTCTCGGGCATGACCACCACTGGACCCGACGAATCCAAATACGACACGATCCGCACCTGCGAGTGCGGCCAGGAATGGGGCCAGAAGTGAGCGACATCATCGACCGGCTACGACCACAACATCAACCAGGCCCACTGCCGCTGCGGCCGAGACTGGCATGGGCTACCGATCACACAACGCATCGACTCGATGCGATCATTCGGCGACCTCGATCCGAGCTACGTGTACGCCGATGACGAGACGCCGATCATGTGCGTCGGATCGAATACGCCAGGGCCGTGGCGTCCCGGATCGACCTTCTCGGACGAGCTTGCTCGCATGGGATTCGTCAATGTCGGGACCGCCCCAATGACGGTCCGAACCTGGAACATCGACTTCAGCGAGTCACGCAACATCGAGGTATTCCATCCGGCGTTCGACGGTGCTGCAGATACCGACTCCGCAACGGACCTTCCACCACGGAACGCCTACACCCTCAACGGTCTACGAAGCGCACGAGCGAATATGGCCGCCTTGCGGACGTTCCCGGTCACAATCCCAGACGGTGCGCCGTACGACTGGGCTTCTGGCTCGATCTCAGACGCTTCGGGCACCTTCGCGGTCGGCGGCTTTCGTGTCACCGGCGATGTGCCCGAACCCGACACCCGCACACCCCAGCAGCGCGCACTCCCGCAACCATCCACCACACCGCCAATGTGGGCACACGACCCGACACGCTCACGCCGGCCGAAGCGCAAAAAGAATCAACCAACGAGGCAGGGGACAAGATGAGCGACAGCGCGAAACTCGCACGCCCACACCCGAAATTCAGTCCTGAAACCCGAACAACCCACATCCTTCTCGAAGGCATCGTCGGATCAGTCGCCTACGGACTCAATACGCCATCCTCCGACGTTGACTACGCCGGGATCTACGCCGCCCCAACCGAATCCCTACTCGGCCTACACCCGCCCCAACGAGAACGCGCAACCTGGAAACGCGAAGACCCAGACACGACATTTCATGAGGTCGGGAAAGCGATGGGGCTCATGCTCGGCTGCAACCCGACCGCCTCCGAAATCCTCTGGCTCGACCACCACCAACGCAAGACCGAGCTCGGCGAAGAGCTGATCTCACTACGCACAAACTTCCTATCCCGCCAACGCGTACGCGATTCCTTCTTCGGCTACGCCACAAGCCAGTTCCACCGACTCGTCCACCGAGGAAGATTCCAAGGATCACTCGAAACTCGCCGCGAAAAGCACGCACGCCACACAATGCGACTCCTCTGGCAAGGCTACGAGCTCTACACCACCGGACATCTACCGATCCGAGTGCCAGACCCGCAACCATTCTTCGACTTCGGCGAGTCCATCAAGTCCGACCCGGAAGCGAAGGCCGCGAACGCGCTTATCGTCCAGTACTCACAGAAGTTCGACGCGGCAACATCGCCGCTCCCGGAGCAGCCGAACGAGCCGCCACTCGAAGACTTCCTGCAGCGCGTGCGGCGTCACTACCTGAAGGAAATCCCATAGTGAAACCAACCGCAGTCCTCGTCGATGTAGACGGAACACTCGTCGACGTATCCGGCGTCCTGCACTACGTCAACGGTTCCCTCGGCACCACAAAGTCAGGCAAGCCGATCAAGAACTTCGACAAGTTCCACGCGGCATCAGCGTTCTGCCCAGCCAACCCGCAAGCAGTCCAGTACTGCGAGCGTGCCCATGCCGCAGGGCACGCCATCGTCATCGTCACCGCCCGAATGGAGCAATGGCGACACGTCACCACCGAATGGCTCGACGCCGAGCTGACCGTGCCATACAGCGGACCATTCATGCGCCGGGACCGCGACTACCGCAAAGACGTCGACATCAAGACCGAGATCCATACGAAACTGGCCGGCCGATACGACATCGTCGGCGCCATCGACGACAACCCCAACATCATCGAGCTATGGGAATCGCTTGACATCCCGACCGAGACTGTCGCGCGACCAGTCGGGGATTCATCGCTCGTACAGCAGGCGAACACTGAAGGGATGCAGTATGAGCAAGCGAACCGAACGCGCTGAGTACCGCGCCGAACTGATCTCAGTGCTACGCAGGATCGCCGCCAGCCTCGAACGTGACCAGTCCAGGCGAGACCTCGCCAACAAACCGCGAGGCATGGAGCCCGCAGGATTTATCCACACGCGAGGACCCCTCGAAGGCCAACTGTCGACCGAAGACGAATGGGATGAACCGCGCTGGCTCGAATGCTGGGACGCGAACGTCATCGCCACTCCATCCCGAACCATCCCGACTCCATTCGGTATCGATTGGAATCCGATAGTCCGGCTGACCGACATCAGCATCGACATGTACGACGAACTCGTCATCCATCGTGGCGAGCACGGGCGAGATGGTGGGGAAGTCCGCATCGACGATGAAGGGAAGCGAATACGGCTCAACGTCAAACGTATGCCGACAGTCGGTAATTGGATGCCAGCCGAGGAGGAGGCGTGAGCGCCGGAGTTGAGCGACACGACATCACGATCACGCCGCATTTGAAGCCTGAGCACGAGTTCGGGGGAGCGTGCGGCAAATGCGGACAGACCATGTTCCGCACCTACTACAGCGACGTCGAGATCATGGGTCAACACAAGGCGATCATCCCGACACGTGCCCCTGTGAAAGTAGACGAGACCTGTTGTAACACAAGGTAACTGGCATAATCGTGTGGTAGAATCCGGGTAAATCTACCGCCGTTCGGAAGGTGTGAACATGGACGATGAACATCTCTTCGTCTCGCGCGCAACACTGCGAGAAATCGGCGAACTGTTGAGCGAAATACCCGGACTACTCGAAGACCTCGAAGTATCACTACTCCGGCAAGATCGGATCGGGAAGGTAAGCGCAGGCAACAAGCGCACCAAGCCCAGCGAATTCCCGATACCGTTCTCCGTCAGCGCATCCGACGCAGCCCAAGAGCTACACAACGTGCTCGTGACATGGGTGCGCATGATCTGCGAACAACGTGGCATCGAATACTGGCCCAGCGGATACACGCACCTGTCCACATTCATCGGCCCGCTACAAGAACAAGACCGGCGCATACCGCACGGGTACGTCATCGACGCCGATGTCGTGCTCGTGCGGTGGCTCGTCGATCACCTGATGTCACTCGGCATGACCGAAGGTGCACACGAAGCCCGAGAGGAGATCAGCGACGCCGTCACTGCCATCAGGTGGATCATCTGCCCACCCATCCGGCCACGACCACAACCCACCATCGAACGACTCGCGTCAGTGCGAGCACTCGAACTGAATGCGAACGGAATCGCCACCCTCGCCCAAGAGCTAGTCAGCTACGGATCGGATGAGTACCGAACACTCAACAAGCGCAGGGTGAAATACCTGCGGGAGGCGCGACGGATCAAGCCCGTATTCGAGCCCTCAACTCGGACGCGTGTCCAGCTCAAGTACCACGTCGGCTCAGTACTCGATGCGCACTGCGCACTACAAGAAGTCGAGGCCCGGGCCTTGGATGCCATGGCGAGCGCCTGACCAGCATCGGCCATCGCGGGTGATATGCTGCGCTTGCGCAACTCGTGACGGTACCGAGTAGTCGCACCCAATCCCCTCGGCGCAGCACAGCGCACACTCACCACACCCCCAGGGTGCCAAACACCCGCCCCCCACACCGGCGGGCACACCCGCATGCCTGGACCCCTGCATCGGAGGCTGTCATGCCAACACTCTTCGACCAGATCGAACACGAACTACAACTCGTTCGAGGAGCACGCGAACGCGACGATCCAGTCGCCGAATGCAGACACCGAACACTCCTCGACCAACTCCTCGCGCAAGTCCCACGAGACATGACAACCCGATGAGCGCCACCGTGGGCACGCGCCCCGGCTCGCACCCACCGACACCCAACAGGCAAGGCTCGGCAACAGGTGGCCGCATCCCAACGGTCGGCATGCGACGAGTCCACCACTACATCCGAACCCAAGTCCTCATGCCCAACGGCACCATGATGTGCCGCTACACACCAGTCTTCGAGGAGACCCCATGATGTGGATCCTCGACGAAGCCATCTACCTACTCACCAAGGCCATAGCCAAGTGGGCAGGCTACAGGCGGTAACCAGGGCGCACGTCACACCCGAACCCGCCGACGACATCATTCGAGGTGATGCGGGCAATGGCATGGAGTGAGCGTGTCACGACCGACCGGAAGCCCAGGGGGTCACAGTGAGTCGCACGGGCCATCGAGGGTACCGACGCAACCGAGCCCGGGCGCTACGCAACAGCGACGTATGCCACCTCTGCGGCGGATGGATCGACCCCGACCTGAAATACCCAGATCCCATGTCCGCCAGCGCCGATCATGTCCAACCGGTCAGCCGAGGCGGCAGTAACACTGGCGAGCTTCGGGCAGCACATCTGCGATGCAACATCAGGCGAGGCAATCGCAACGGCCTGCCGGGATCTGAGACACCGGTACGGCACGGCCGAGCCTGGTAGTTAGACCCCTAGGGGTGCGTCCCTCCCCCCTGGGGGGGTGGAAGCACTCAGGGCATAGCTATCAATACCCCCCCGACCTTGTAATTCACACGATCCCCCCGAAAAGAATTTCCTGCCTGGCCGGCGCGTTCAGCGTGCTGAGTCAAAAAAGTGCCCCTGCGGGAGCTGTAACTCCCCAGAGGCGTGGCCGAACCGTTTAGGAGTTCGACATGTCAGATCGTACGTGCCTTGGATGCTCGACGTTGATTATGCCGGGGCCTCGCGAAAGAAATATCCGCCGCTGGTGTTCGGAGACATGTCGCGCTAAAACGAATCGCGCCAACGGGAGAGCGAAGTCGACCTACGCACCTCGGTCAAGCGTGTGCGTCAAGGATTGCGGGAAGTGCGGAGCGCTCTTCATATCCCGGTCCAACCGCGGCGGAGGGAAATGCCAGGCGTGCACGAAGCCGCCTGGAGCTGAGACGCACCAATGCAAACGCTGCGGCAAGGCATGGACGCGGCCTCGGACGCGCGGGCAGATTCCGAAGTGGTGCCTGGACTGTCGAAGCAAAGCATTCACTGAGCGCATGTGTCCGAGTTGCAATCTGACAAAGCCGATTCACAACAGCTCGAAGAACTGCGAGTCCTGCTGGCGTGGCCGCCTGGAGTGGTTCCGCACCCGATCGCTTCCGGTTTTGTACGTCGGCCCGCCGCAACCGGAGCCGCGATTGAACGTGCATATCCGAACCGCATCACGGCTCACCTCGGGTCAGTGTCGAGTGTGTCGGGCATGGTTCGTTTCACGGCATTTGGACGTCACCTGCTCGGCGGAGTGTGCGGAGCTGCGGTTCAAGGAGGTTCGACACGCCCATCGAGGCAAGAGGCGCGCCCGGAAGCGAAACGCTTTCGTTGCAAACGTCATCCGCAAGCGAGTCTTTGTCGCGGATGGGTACCGCTGCCATCTCTGCAAGCGAAAGACTGACCCCGCGAAGGTTGTGCCGCATCCGCGTGCTCCAACAATCGACCATGTCATCCCATTGGCGCGTGGTGGCACCCATGAGCCAAGAAATTGCCGGACTGCGTGCTTTTTATGCAACGCGACCAAAGGTGACCGAGGTTCCGGTGATCAACTGATGCTGTTGTCCGTGTGAGGAGTGGTTAATGCCAGGGAAAAGGCGTGGGCCGCTCGCGATGGCGGCTGATGAAGGTGACCGAAGTGACGCGCTGAAGGCGTTGCGCGGGAAGCTCGCGCGCGAGATCGAGGGCGCCGAATCGTCACGAGATGTCGCTGCTCTTTCTCGGCAGTTCACCGATGTGCTTCGTCAGATCGAGGAATTGACCCCGAAGGAAGCTGAGGAGGTGACCCCGCTTGCCAAGCTCATTCAAATCCGTGGTGGGGTGCCAGATTCCTCGGGTCGGCGTAGAGCCCGCTGATTCGCCAGAGGGTGATGATGCGATTGCACTGTCGAGTGCGTACGAGCTGCAGCCCGACGAGTGGCAAGAGAAGGTTGTTCGAAGCTGGCTCGAGGTCCGGAAAGATGGCAAATGGAAACACCCTCGATGCGGCATAGCTGTGCCTCGCCAGAACGGCAAGAATGGCATTATCGAGATCATCGAATTATTCGGCATGGTGCTCCGTGCTGAGAAGTTCCTACACACTGCCCACGAGGTCAAGACGGCGCGAAAGGCGTTCATTCGCCTGAAGTATTTTTTCGGTGAAAAAGCCAACGATCCGACAGCTCGTTTTCCAGAGTTGAATCAACTCGTACGCGAGGTTCGGAATACGAACGGCCAAGAGGCGATCGTGCTTGTAAATGGCGGATCGTGCGAGTTCATTGCTAGGTCCAAGGGGTCTGGCCGCGGATTTACTGTAGACAAGCTGGTTTTGGATGAGGCCCAGGAGCTGTCAGAGGAATCTCTGGCAGCGTTGATGCCTACAATGTCCGCGGCCCCCTCAGGTAATCCGCAGATGATTTTGGCCGGCACTCCGCCTGATGAGGGGATGGCTGGCGACGCTTTCACGCGCATGCGGAATTCCGGTGTCGAGGGGCAGGATCGTCGACTGTCGTGGTTCGAGTGGTCATGCCTTGGGGTGGTTGATCTGGACGATCCTCACGTGTGGGCCGCTGCGAATCCCGCTCTTGGTATGCGACTGAATGCGGAGACGATCGAGGATGAACGCGCGGCGATGGATGATGAGACGTTCATGCGTGAACGGCTCGGCATGTGGTCGGTTTCGGGCGTTCAGCGGGTCATCTCGGCGGACGCTTGGCGGACTGTAGCGAAGTCGAATCTGCGCGATGCGGGCGCGGCGGTCGCTTTGGCGGTAGATGTATCACCGGACCGTGACACGTCGACCATTGTGGCGGTGACTCTTGAGAACTCGGGCCTGCCGTACATCGATGTAATCGAGTCCCGAAGGGGTTCTCCAGCTTGGGTTCCCGAGCGGATCGCTGAGATCTGCAAGGGCTCCGATGTGAGGGCTGTCGTTATCGACAATGCAGGGGCCGCCTCCTCTCTTATCGAGCCTTTGCTGAAGCGCCGAGTGAAGGTCACGGAGACGAACGCTCGTGACATGGCCAAGGCGTGCGGCGGTCTGTATGACGCCGTTATGGACGCGAAAGTGCTTCACCTTGATCAGCCATCGCTGAATCACGCGGTGGCGGTCGCACGCAAGCGTCGCCTTGGTGATGCGTGGGCATGGAATCGCAAGGATGCCGACTCTGATATCACTCCGCTGGTCGGAGCCACCCTGGCCCTTTGGGGCTTCGAAGCGTCCGGCGTGAAACGGCCGATGCGATCTAACGTGAGACGAAAGGCGGTGGTCCTCGGATGACTGTTGCGATCGCTCTTCCTGATCTCACTCTCGACGACGATCAGGCCATGCTTGTCGCGTTCCTTCGGGGGAAGATCCGCAAGTTCGCGAAGAAGAACAAGGTCAAGGAAGATTATTACGAGGCGAAGCAGAAGATAAAGCACCTCGATATTGCTGTCCCGCCGCATCTTCGCGATCTGTTGGATGTGTCGATGGGCTGGCCGGGCACTGCGGTTGATGTGCTCGAGGAGCGTCTCGATTGGCTGGGCTGGACCTCCTTGAACGACATGATGGGTCTCGATGAGATTTTCCGCGACAACCAGCTTGCGATCGAGGGTGGCCGGGCTCATCTGGATGCGTTGATCACGGGCACGGATTTCGTGTCGGTCGGCAAGGGTGACCCGAATTCGGATGAGCCGGAAGTGATGGTGGCGATCGAGTCGGCGTCTTCGGCGACGATGCAGTGGAACTACCGTAGGCGCCGCGCTGATGCGGCACTGTCTCAGACTCGCGATGCTGCGGGTCAGGTCATTCTCGAATCACTGTATCTGCCGGATGAGACGATTCTGTTCGAGCGGAATCCGCGCAGCAGGAAGCTTGAAGCTGTTGACCGTGACACTCATGGGCTCGGTCGGGTTCTGATGTCGCGGTTCGTCAATCGTGATCGGGCGTCCGATCTCGAGGGGCGCTCGGAGATTACGCGGCCTGTCCGGTATTACACCGATGCGGCTTTGCGGACTCTGCTTGGGATGGAGATCAACCGGGAGTTCTATACGGCGCCGCAATGGTTCGCGTTGAATGCCTATCCGGAACAGTTTGGTGTCGATGAGAATTCGTCACCGGAGGCGAAGAAGGCTGCGGGCTGGAAGAACACGATGGGCCGGATGAACATCGTCCCTCCGAACGAGGATGGCGAAGGCCCTGAGGTCAAGATTCAGCAGACCACGCCGTCGCCTCCGACGCCGTATATCGACCAGATGAAGGCGTACTCGCAGCTCGTTTCGGCTGAGACTGGTATTCCGTCTTCGTATCTGGGTTTTGTGACGGATAACCCGCCGTCTGCGGACTCGATTCGCCAGCTCGAGTATCGGCTTGTGAAGCGCGCTGAGCGTCGGCAGGTGACGTTCGGGGTCGGGTGGCGTGAGGTCGCGTATCTGTCGCTGCTCGTCCGGGACGGCACCGTTGATCGGGACAAGTTCCGTGAGATCGATGTGAAGTGGCGTGATGCGTCGACGCCGACTCGTGCGGCGTCTGCGGATGAAGCCCTCAAGCTCGTGTCGTCCGAGATATTGCTGCCCGATTCGGAGATCACCTACGACCGGATCGGTCTTTCGCAGCAGGATCAGGCGAAGATCACCGAGGAGAAGCGGCGCGCTCGTGCTGCGGATCTTCCGGGCCGGTTACGTGAGGCTGCATCTCAGGTCACTGATCCTTCGGTGGTGAACCTAGCCAGCCGTCGAGTTTCGGAGGATGGCAATGCCGACACCTGATGAGCAGAAGCAGATTCTCGATGATCTGCACACGCTGGCGATGCAAGATGTCACGGATTTATGGCAGGACGCGTCGATGCTAAATATCGATTCCCCGGCGTTTCGGGGTGTGATGACGTCGGGTGTGCCGGAGTTGCTGGATCCGTACGCCGCGTCGGCGGGTGATCTGGCGGCGACGTGGTACGAGGATGCGGCTCCGGAGTTGGCGTACAAGGCAAATCCGGCCGCATTGGCTCCCACTGAGCAGATCGCGGCATCTACGGCGTGGGCGCTGCAGGCGAGCGGTGAGGCCGCGCTCATGAAGATCGCGGGATTTAGTTCGAGAACGATTTACGATCAGGCTCGCAATACGATTGTCGAGAATGCGGACAGGGAGCCGGGCGCGAAGTGGGCGCGGTACGCGTCAGCGGATGCTTGCGCGTTCTGTCGCATGTTGGCCTCGCGGGCTGAGGTGTACTCCTCGAAGGCTGCGGCGACGTCGGTTGTCGGCCGCGGCAGGGAAATGTCCGCCTCGGATCGGGCCGCTCGTGCGCGAGGCGAGTCTCGTGGTGGGCGGGGGCGTTTCCTGGCTGGCGGGTCGAGGACGCGTGGGTCTCGGGATCTTGGCACGAGGTATCACGATCACTGTCGCTGCCGCGCGATCTCGGTGCGTCCTGGCCAGACGTATTTGCCTCCGGACCACGCGAAAGATTGGGACGAGCAGTACGCCGCGGCAGTAAGGGCGACCTCGACTGGCGGCGCGATCAACCTGAAGGCCGTTCTGTCGAAGATGGACGAACTCGACGGCGGGCGTGCGGCATCAAGGGTGCCGACGAAGACGAAGTTGCTTGCCGGTGCGGAGAAGGCGACAGCTGCGGCCGCTAAGGTCGATGCAGCGCCGGCAGCGTTGGCGGCGCGGACGCCCGTGGCTGGCGTCGATGCGGCGTCGGTCGGGCGAGCACGGAAGGCCCAGATCGAGGACGCCGAATTTAATCTCGAATACGCCATCAAGGAGTCGGGCCGTACACGCGAGGACTTGATCGGCACAGCGAACGGTGGCCTCACCCAATTCGCCGAGGGAAAACAGGTGGCGCTGAATCTCCGCGAGGATGCATTCGACGGTTTTCTTGCCGATGGGCGGTACAAGACTCAGTTCGAGACCGGCACTGGCACGATGTTCGATCCGGCCAATCGGGCGACCTACGAGCAAGCTTGGTTCGGGATGGACTCTCCAGCCCCGATATATGGGTACCTTCGGGATCCGTCCGGTAAGAGATCTGGTGCGGATGCGTATGGTCGAATCGCGTTGGTGCTCAAGGATGATGTCCGTTCGGGTGTGACTGTGTCGGTGGGTGACTCGATGGGCCGGATGGATTACACGGTCCCTGGGAAGCTGGGCAGTCCTGGGCCATTTACGGGGTCGCCCGCGAAAGCGTCAGGCTTCGGGAGCGCAGATGAGTGGGCGGCGGAACTGAACGGCCGGCATTACGAGCGGCAGTACGTCGAGGCGCAGATTCAGCGCGAGGTCAGGTCGTCCGATGTTGCCGAGGTCGTGTTCCGGGATGAACCGTCCGCGGATCTGATCCGAAGATTGAACGAGGCTGGGTTACCGTTCTCGGTGGTCAAGCTGGAGAAGCTCTCAAAGAGAGGGGGCGGTTGATGATGGTTCGAGTCACTCACCGTCTCGATTCCGGGTTCGATGCCGCGGAGGTGTTCCCCGGCGTGCTCGTCGTGGACGGTCTCGGCGCGGTGTTGGCCGATTCGGTTCAGGCGCGCGGTGTCACGCCCCGGGAGGTCGGCGATGCTGGCGAATTCGATGTTCCGGATGACGTGATGGCCGATGCGAACGAGATGGCTGCCATCGTCGCTCGGCGACTGACCTGACCGTACTTTTCCATTCCGAGAAGCGCCACCCGCTACGGGTAGGCGCTTTTTTCATGCCGATATATCGGCTCTCAATTTTCCGATGCCGCACGGCGTCGACTTATCCCGCACGGGAGGCAGCAAATGAACACTCGAGATCCTCGCACTGTCATCGCTCCAACTCTCATCGATCCTTTCGCTCGCGCGAGTATGCGTCCGCTACGGATGCACCCCAGGCGCGACCCGGAAGGGCACCCAGGAGGCGGGGGAGATGGCGGCAACGAACCGAACGATCAGGGCGGCAACAACCCTGATCCGGCCGCCGAGTGGAGTTCGACATTCGAGGGGCTGACACCTACGGAGGTGAAAACCAAGCTCGAAAACTCCCGCAAGTGGGAGACCCGGTCGAAAGACAACTTCGACGATGCGGAGAAATACCGCGCGTTCAAGAAGCAGTTCGACGGCGCCGGGGAAGGTCAAGCGCCTGACCCGGAGAAGCTGGCGGGCGAATTGACGGCCGCTCAGCGCGAGGCCCGGGAGACGAAGGTCGAGCTCGCAGTACTTCGCAAGGCAGGCAAGGACGTCGACGGCTCACGTCTGCTCGATTCCCGCTCGTTCATAGCGAGCCTTGCCGACTTGGACCCGTCCGACGCGGAGTTCGGTTCGAAAGTCGCAGCGGCGATCAAGGCGGCCACCGAGGCCGACCCATCGCTCGGGGCCGGCCCGAAGGGGCCGCGCCCGAACCCACAGCAGGGTTCCCCATCGCAAGGTCGTGAGACCTCGCTGTCCGCAGGCCGTGAGCGCTACCAAGCGAAGCACGGCGCCAAGTCCAAATAGCCGCAGGGCATCCAGCTCCTGCGCGAATCGTCTCGGAAGGAGACAACCATGACGCAGCTCGCGCCACGGTCCGAAACTTTCGGCGCAGGAGATCAGTCCTGGCTCGGAAGCTCACACGGAACAGGCAACGCACGCACGGTGACGGTCAACGTCACTGCTGCCGCAGCGAAGATCTCGGATGGTCGCATCAAGTCGGGCGAGCCCGTCGCGATCGTGTCCGGTCTCGCTGTTCCCTACAACTCCGGCGGAACGGGCGGCACTGAAGTGCTCGCCGGGTTCCTCCTCGTCGACGTTCCAGTGGTTGCCGGTGCCGGCAATGCTGTTGCGCCGCTGCTCGACCACGGTCGAGTGATCCTGTCCAAGCTGCCGTCGACCGTCCTCGCTACCGCGACGTCGTCCGGCCAGTTCGTCTTCGTCTGAAAGGGGTTCGCACATGTTGTGGACTGACGTTGTTACCCCCGCCGAACTGACCGGCTATGCCCGTGCTGCGCTGGAGGATTACGAGCGCAACAAGGGCACGCTGGCGCGGTGGCTCCCGAACCGTGATGTCGCTGACATCGTGGCTCGATTCTCGGTCGGCGCGACCGGTCTCCAGCCTGTCGCCGAGTACCGCTCGTATGACGCCGAGACTCCGATCGGCTCGCTGCCTGGCGGTAAGCGCGTCACGATCGAGCTCCCTCCGGTGGGCTTGAAGTACCGGGTTTCGGAATACGATCAGCTCCGCGCTCGCGGTGCCGATTCCGACGAGCAGGTGCTGACCTCGATCGAGCGCGCCACGACTCGCGTGGTCGGTGCGGTCATCGATCGTGTCGAACTCGAGCGCGGTAGGGCGCTCGAGACTGCGGCGCTCAATATCAACGAGAACGGTTTCATGCAGACCGGTACGTGGTCGCGTGATGCGGGCAATACGGTGACCGCGGCGGTGTTGTGGTCGTCTTCGGCTACAGCGAAGCCTCTCGATGACATCACCTTGTGGCGTGATGTGTATGTCGCTGCGAACGGTGAGCAGCCCGGGGCGATGGTCGTGTCGACGAAGGTGTTCGCTGCCTTGTCTCGTACTGCCGAGTTCCGTTCACTCGCTGCCACTACCGCGGGCACTCCGTCGTTGGTCTCGCAGGCCGCTGTGCAGGATGTCCTCCTCGCGCATGGCCTGCCCGCGATTGTCGCGTACGACCGTCAGGTCAAGGTCGGTGCTGCGGGCGCGTCGAAGGTGCTCAGCGACAACAAGGTGTTCATGTTGCCGGCGCCGGTCGATCCGTTCGACGCCGAAGGCACTGACCTCGGCGGTACTTTCTGGGGCCAGACCTTGGAAGCGTCCGAGTCGGACTATGGCATCGAGGCCGGTGATCAGCCAGGAATCGTTGTCGGTACCTGGAAGACTCGCGATCCGATCGCGGTGTGGGTCCATTCGGCTGCGATTTCGTTGCCGGTCCTGGCGAACTCGAACCTGTCGCTCGTCGCGACTGTTCTCTGATCCGACACTTTCGCACCGGTGCGTCTCGTGACTGCGGCGCACCGGTGGGTCGAGAAGAGGAGGTGCGGTCATGGCGAAGATTCGTGAAGATTTCGAGGGCGTGATCTACGTCCGATCGGGTGCCGATGTCGTCAAGCTCGCGGCCGGTGACGATGTGCCTCAGGGTGTGGATGTTGCTCCCGAGCACACCGGCGGCGGGCCGGTGAAGGTGGAGTCTGCACCGGTGTCGGGGGATTCCGCTCCCAAGAAGCGCGCTACGCGCTCGACGAAGGCGGCTGCCGATGATTCTGGCGACGAAGGCTGATGTCGAGAAGTTCACGGGCACGCTGAGTTCCGATGACGAAGCATTGCTGCCGGGGCTCCTGGAAGAGGCATCCGATCTCGTGGAGGGGTATTGCTACCGCGAATTCGATGTGCCGATTCCGGGACCGGTGACTCGTAGGGTCGCCCGGATCGTGGCCCGCGCGATGGGTGTCGACGAGGAGCAGTTGGGGCTGGAATCGACGCAGATGTCGGCGGGGCCGTTTCAGCGGACGCAGAACTATTCGTCTGATTCCACTGCGGGCGGCGCCTGGCTGACGAAGGGCGACAAGCTCGTTCTTCGTCGCTATCGGCGTGGTGTCGTGAATGTGGCGATGTACTGATGGGCGCCGATTTTCCTTGCATGATGCCCATCAGGCTCGCACGTTACGAGGATTCGCAGACTGTCGATCGCGGCGGGAACATGGTCACGGATTGGGATGCGGCGCACGCCGGTGCCGGTGATGTTCTCGTGTTCGCGTGGCATCTCGGCGGGACCGAGGAGTCGGCGAATGGTCATGTCGAGCGGGTGATTTCGGACGCGACGGTATTCCCTCCGTCCTCTCTCGGGATTACAGCGCGGGATCACATCGAATTGCCCGGTCATGCCTGGTTCGAGATTCAGGGCACGCCGGGGGATTGGGATCACAACCCTTGGTGGGTTCCGGGCCTCTTGCAGGTCAAGCTGCGGAAGGTGGATGGATGAAGAAGCTACTGGTTCGTCACGCGGCCGGTCAGACCGTCTATGACACGACAATCTTCCGCACGGAGGACAAAACCGGCGTGCTGCTGGTGTTCGATGATCCGGCGCAGAAGCGGCTTCTCGCGGCTTTCAATGCGGAATTCTGGATCGTCGCCGAGTTCGTGGAGGAGGCGGATGATGGCGAAGGCGAAGTTTGTCCCGAAACCTAACGCGTTCTACGAGCTTCGGCATTCGCCGCAGGTTCGATCGTTGGTCGATAGTACTGCGGCGCAGATCGCGTCGCGGGCAGGGGATGGCTTCGAGTGGTCCTCACGGCAGGGTGCCCGCAATCCGTCGGGGCGTTGGCGAGCGATCGTGTATCCGGCGACGTTCTCGGCGCGCGCGAAGAATGCGCGTGACAACACTCTTGTTCGCGCGATGGGTGGCGGAAGTGGCTGAGGTCAAACCGCGCTCGGCGCTGGCGGTTGCGTACGCGGCCACGATGACGCTCGTACCGCCTGGCGTCAAGGTCGCTACCAGGGTGCCGAATCCTCGACCGAAGAAACTGGTCCGGATTTCCCGGATCGGCGGTACACGTTCGAATCCGGTGACCGATCAGGCAGTTCTGCTTTTCGAATGCTGGGCCAGTTCGGATATCGAGGCGGAGGAATTGGCGAATCATGTTGTCGACTCTTTGCCTTCGATCAGGGGCCGGTGGTTCGACGGGTCATTCATTCGTCATTGGCGTCTAACGTTCGGCCCCGTGGATCATCCGGACGAGTCGAATCAGGCTCGGTTTCAGTTTCAAGGCGAGCTGCTGATCAAGATCGGCTGACTCTTTTTCCTTTCATCCCTCTTTCGCGGCCCGGTGCACACGATGCCTGGAAGGGGCTCACTCTCATGGTCAATGTAAATAACTCGTACGTGGCTACTCCTCCGATCGACGGCGGCGTCCTGCATGCCGCTCCGGTCGGAACGGTTTTGCCGGCTACCGCACTCGAGGTTCTCGGTGCGGAGTTCTTGGCGAACGATCACGGTGCGGTCGGCGAGAACGGTATCGCTATCAACCGTTCCCGAACGACGACTGACATCAAGGCTTTCGGTGGGAAGACGTTCCGTACGGTGCAGACCGAGTTCGACGAGTCTGTTGTCATCACTTTGCTCGAGGATGACAACGCGGCTGTGCTCGACACGATCAATGGTGCCGACAATGTTGTGACGGATGCGCCCGATGCAGACGGTTTGTCGCGGACGATTTACCACACGTCGAATCCGCTGCCGATTCGCTCGTGGGTCGTCGATTCGATCGACGGCGAGAAGACGAAGCGGTACGTGATCCAGAAGGGGCAGGTCACCGAGATTGCCGAGGTGACTGATGTCCACACGGATCTGACGAAGTACCAGATCACGATCAAGACCTACGAGTCCTCGATCGGCTCGAAGGGCGAGAACGTCGTCGAGCTCCGTAACGATGCCGCTTTGGCGGTCACGGGCCCCTAGGTCCCCTACTGCCCGGCACTGATTTTGTGCCGGGCAGTGGCACGCTCCCTGGATGATGCGCAGCGCCAGGGGGGCGTGAGGGGTACCGGCAAGCGCAAGGCTTTTACTGACGAGATGGGAATCACTGATGGCTTTCAACCCGAAAACTTGGCGTAACCGAAGTCAGGGTGCCCCCCTCACGCCGGTGATGGCCGAAGATTTGACACGGATCGAGACGGGCGTCCAGGGCGCGCACGAGGCGATCGACGGACGCCTGTCCAAAGCGGCACTCGACGCGAATTATGCACCGCTCTGGCAGCCCTCGACTGCCTACGTGAAGGACGCCCCGGTGCTGCTCCCGACCGGCACCACCGGCAAGCGCACCACATCGGGAACGTCCCGGCCCGCATTCGATGCGACCGAGCAGGGTCTCTGGACAGTGGCGGCAGGCGGGCTAAGTCAGGGGACCGCCGACACCCGGTACGCGCCCCGCAGGTCCCGGCTCGGCGCAATCGCATTCGGCACAGGCGGCAGCAACGGAACATTCTCCACCGGCAGCATCAACCCGCGCTACCCAGTCCGGCTCCCAGTCGGGACTACCCGATGGCGCTTGCGGATCTCGAACTTCAACATCAAGAACCTCTCGGCAGGAGCAGACGGCCAAGAGTTCCGCGGCGCGTGGATCGGCCCGCACGCATTCGGCACCAGTGAGGGGACGGGCAACTTCACCTCCGCGCCACTCAACCCGATACCCAACCCCGGCGCAGGAGCAGCACCGATCCCCGGCTCGACATTCACGTACTACACCTCCCCATGGATCACAGACCCCGCAATGCAGATCCCAGCAGCGCAGAACTGGCTCCTGTCGATTCAAACATTCGCGTCGGCGTCCATCGTGATTCAGCGCACCAACATGGGTTCATACCTCGGCTTCAATGCCGGGTCCGGTGGCACGGTCGCGCCGAATCCATCACAGTCGAAGGTCGGGCTTTTCGATGTCATCATCGACTACGAGTACATCGACAACGGAGAAAACAAGGTCGGGTTCTACATTGGGGATTCACTGACCGAAGGTCTCGGCGGCGACAATGTTCTGGGCAATCCGAATCAGTACAACTGGCCTTCACAGCATTCCCTCGGCGCGGGGATCGTCGCACTGAACGGTGGATGCTCCGGTGACCGCACGGAAGCGTGGATCAATGCCACAGGCGGCAATGGCGCGAAGTACAACCGCTTCGACCTGGACGCGATCAAGCCTGACTATGCGTGCATCCTGCTCGGCACGAACGACTCTCTCGGGCTAGTATCGCTCGCTTCGGTTCAGTCGAACATGGCTGCGATTCTGGCGAACTTGCAGGCGAAGGGGATCAGCAAGGTTTATCTTGGGCTGGTCCCGCCTCGCCTCAACCCGATCATCGGGGCACTCGCGGCAGCTGCATCCGCTGGCGTAACGTCGATCTCGTCGTCAGTGTCAATCCCATCCGGTACGACTATCGCTGTCGGGCCGAATGTCACCAACGGGGCCATCGCGGCAGCTGCATCCGCTGGGGCAACGTCGATCTCGTCGTCTTCGCCGATCCCGAACGGAACGCAGGTCATCATCGGCAGTGGTGCCACCCGCGAAGTCGTGACCACGTCCAGCGGCGCTTCGGGGTTCGGCCCCTACGTGTCGACGGTGCCCGCTCTCGTCAATGCTCACGCGGTCGGGGAGGTGGTGTCGAATCAGGACATCGTCATCACATCGGGAGCACCTACTGGTGCAGGTCCGTACACGATCCCAGTCCCTGCTCTGGCAGTCGCGCACGCTGCGGGCGATCTGGTGATCGAGCAGAAGGAGAACCTGAGGCAGCAGTACAACGCCTGGATTCGGTCGGTGCCGATGGGTGTGTCAGGAGTGATGGACTTCGATACCGCTGTCCGTGATCCTGCGGCGATCACGAATCTTCGGTCCGACTTGCACACCGATGGGATTCACCTTTCGCGTCTCGGCTATTTGAGGCTCGCGCAGGCAGCCCCGGCGAGGCCGTGATGCGTCGGGGAGTGCTTCGACAGGCTCCCCGATTCGCGGCACAACCCCGCACATAACACGACGGGAGCTTGGTTCTCCCACATACCCCTAGCCGTATCGACCCACTGAAGCCCTACAAAAAGCGCTTCACAGGTCGAAGTCGAAAGGGAAAGGGAGTAGCCCCCGACGCTCAGCCTCGGCTACGACAACCCTGTGCCGCGCTTCCATGTCCACGACCTCCCAGCCTGCACGGACCGCACGGTCTGGACCGAAGCGGTACACCTCCAGCAGCTCCCAATCCGGCAAGTCCACGATGGTGTGAGTCTCGACGATCACGCCATCGACTTGTCCTGTAGTGCGTGCGACGACATGCCGCCACCACCGCGCCGGATGGGGATACAAGCTGGGGCGTGCGGCGTGCATCTCGGCATCGCTACGCCACACCGGAACCACAGCCGGCGACCCTGCCGCTGCCAGGTCTGCCGTGAGGGCATCTACCTGATGGTCTCGCTCGGCGAGCATCTCGGCGATCTCGGCTTGAATCCGGTCCGGTACCGAATCGCGCCCCGACTCCCACGATCGAAGTGTGCGGGGGTTGACCCCGAGCTGGCCGGCGAATTCGTCACCGGTCAGTCCGAGGTCTTCGCGCATCGTCTGCACGTAGCCGCTACTGGTCATCGCTTCTGCTCGATGGCTGCGAGGTATGCGGTGGTCTCGTCGGCTGTGGCCGGACGAAGGTAGGTGTCGATGTAGCTCTGGCTGACCGGCTCGGTGGTACCCGACGTGCTGGTGGCGATGAGGTCTGACCCGACTGTGGTGATGGCTGCCGTGTCGCCGTCTTCGATGTCGGTGAAGTAGTCGGTCATGTCTCTGTCCTTTCGAGGTGGCCTGGGGCTCTATCCCCTGGCCTGATACCCCAATGCTAGCACCCTATTTCAGGGTGCGCAAGCGGACCCGGACAACCAGCACACGGCATATACCGTCGCTGGAAGTATCCGAATCCCCAAGCTCGCCTGATCGGACCGCTCCACCCACTGAAGCCCTGCACCACACCCGGTGCGGGGCTTCTCCCATTCCCACCCGACCGGGGCTGATAGATCACCCCCACTGCACCGGGCCACCCCAGTCGGGTGGGATCCACCAGAGCCCGGTGCCGCCACAAACCACACAAGAAAGGCCCTGGTGCAAACATGGCATTCCAGTACCGACCCGACGTCTTCCCCAAATTCCCCGTCGAAATCTACAAAGCCGGATCCGACGAGCCGACCGTCTACGAAATCCCCATGATCGGCTACGTGCCGAAAGAGGTGCACGAGGAAGTCGACGATGTCATCACCAAGCGCATCGAAGACGTCCAGAAGCGCCGAGATGATCGGAACAAGAAGCGCCAGGTCATTCCCGGATCGGACCGCAAACTGCAGTTCCCGGACGACTCCGACGTCATGGACGAGCTACTTAAGCGGCTCGCACCCGAGCTGGCGGTCGAAGTGGACGGATGGCCGCTGATGCCCCGCCAAGAGCTTTGGAAGGACTGGACCGAGGCGTCGAAGCCGGCCGATCCGGAAAAATCCGACGCCTCCTCGGACTCCTCCGACGCGACGGAGTAGAGGGGGCTATCCGCTCCGACCTTCTCGAACGCGGCCGATCTCTCGATGAGCTCGGCCGCACACTGGCCTGGCACGATCTCGACGCATGGCTCGAGCATCTGCCGGGCCGGTCTGCATTCCGGAGCCTCGTCGACCCCATGGGGATCTTCTACGACCCGGACATCGCGAGGCTCGCCGCACTCGAAGATCAGGTAGCCGATCTTGGCCACATGCTCGCAGGGACGCCGCCTAAAGACAGGCCTGCCGGTATCGCGGCACGTGCTCGTGCGATGTACGCCGCGAACGAGCGCGCGAAGACCGCGAAACCGGCGGCTGTGATCGACGTCCGGGCGGAACTTGCGGCCCGCCAGCGTGGCGAGTCGCCGAAGTCTCGGCCCCGCAAGACCAACCCTGAAGCGCAACGGATTCGTGCTGCCCTCAAAGAGAGGCAAGCGGCCGCGGCGCAGTAGTGCCGAGGAGGCGAATTCCGTTGACAGAGTTGGGCGTTGGCTACATTTCGGTGGTCCCTGAGACCTCGAAGATAGGTCCGGGGATCTCTCAGGCGCTCAACGGCGCACAGGCTGGTGCCGAGAAGTCGGGCCGCGGCATGGGTTCACGGCTCGCTTCCGGCATCGGCACCACCCTCAAGGTCGGGGCGCTCGCCGCGGGCGCGGTGGCAGGACTTGCGGTCGGCACGGCCCTCACCAAGGGTATGGGCCGCCTCGTTGCGATCGACGACGCGAAAGGCAAGCTCGCCGGTCTCGGCCATGACACCCAGGGCATCGCCACGATCATGGACTCGGCCCTCGCGTCGGTGAAGGGCACCGCCTATGGACTCGGTGACGCAGCCACGATCGCCGCATCCGCGGTGGCGGCTGGCATCAAGCCCGGCCAGGAGCTCACGAAGTACCTCTCGCTCACCGGCGACGCAGCGACGATCGCGGGGACATCTCTCGAAGAAATGGGCTCCATCTTCAATAAAGTCCAGACCTCGGGGACCGTCTTCACTGACAACCTGAATCAGCTGTCGGACCGCGGTATCCCGATCTTTCAGTGGCTTCAGGACGAGTACAAGGTGTCTGCCGACGAGCTGTCCGACATGGTCAAGAAGGGCGAGGTCGATTCGGAGACCTTCAAGAAGGTCATCGAGGAGAATATCGGCGGCGCGGCACTCGAATCCGGGAAGACTCTCCGTGGCTCGTTCGAGAATATGAAAGCCGCTCTCGGCCGCGTCGGCGAGTCGGCACTCAAGCCATTCGCAAAGCTCGCGCAGGACAGCTTCGGCGGCGTCGGCGGGTTCGCTGACAAGCTCGCCCCGAAAGTCGAAGCGATGTCGACGAAGGTTGCCACAGGACTTACCGGCCTGATCGGGGCATTCAAGTCGTCCGGCGACTCGATCGAAGGATCAGGGACGAAGTGGGAACGCTTCGGCGCCCGACTGCGGACGGTCACCGATGGAATCCAGGGCGTGTGGTCGATCCTCGCAAAGGGCGACTTCGCTGGATCGAAGATGACATTCGGTCTCGATGAGGATTCGAAGGTCGTCGACATCCTGTTCCGGATCCGCGAAGGCGCGATCGCGGCGTACGACGGAATCTCGAAGTTCTTCTCCGGCGACACCGGCAATCAGGTCAACACTGTTCTCGGTGGGATCACGAGCGCTGGGGATTCAGCGTCGAGCACTCTCGACAACGTCGGTAGTGTCTCCGATTCGATCAGTTCCGTATTCGACAAGCTGGTCTCTGCCGCTTCCTCTGTCGGCACTTCCCTGTTGAGTCTCGGCGGGGATACGACTGTCGTCGTCGCTGCTGGCATCAAGGTGATGGCGTCCGCGATGGGGTTCTTGGCGGATAATGCCGATCTCGCTGGCGTTGCTCTCGGTGGTGCCGCTGTGGCGATGGTCGGCGCGAAGGTGATCCAGACCGGCTATCAGGCTGCGAAGATCGCGAGTGCCATCATGCTTCCGGCGCAGATCGCGGCGCAGATGGCGCTCACTAAGGCTCTGGTCGCACACACTGCGGCACTGTGGGCGAATACCGGTGCGCAGGCACCGAACATCGCGCTCACTTTGCGTGCTCGTGTCGCCCAGTTGGCGGCGGCCGCCGCGGATCGTGTGCGAACTGCGGCGACGGTGCAGTCGACATCCGCACTCGGTGCGTACGCGACCGCACAGCGTCTCGCGGCTACGACGTCGACACCGCTGGTCGCCGCGGCACGTAACGGCGCAGCCAATATCGCTACCCTCGGCGCTCAGGCGCGGAATGTCGGCGGGGCGGCGATGGGTGCCCTCAAGACTGGTGCCAGTCGTGTCGCGAGCTTCATCGGACCCGGCGGCGCATTCATGATCGGCATCGCAGCCGCAATCGGCACAGTAATGGCATTCAAGTCCTCATCGGACAAGATGACCGCCGGACTCAAGGCGACCCGCGACGCTGCCGGCGACTACTCGAAGTCGATGGTTGTGTTCCGCGAGAACCTCGACGAGGCATTCGCGAGCTCGGGTGGCGACACCGATTCGGGCGTGAAGTCTGTCGTGTCCGCTCAGATCGAGAAGATCGACAAAGATCTCGACGATGCAGCGGGGCGCATCCCTGGCAAGTGGGATAAGTTCGTCGCCTTTGCTCGGCAGCCCCTGATTGCAGGGGGCGGCGGCGTTTTCAGTAGCGACACGGCCGTAGCGGACTCCCGAGAGGTGGATGATGCAGGCCGCGCCGCTGAGCGTGCCCAGGGAGCTCTCGAGAAGCTCGATCTCACCCAGCGTGACCTCACTTCTGGTGTGACTGGTAGCGCGGCGTCGTGGCTGGACATGAAGTCGCGTCTGGAGTCGACCGGGTCGTCGGGGCAGATTCTCGTAGACAAGTACTCCGGCATACGCCGAGAGTTCATCGAATCGCAGTCGGCCGCAAGTGGTGTTCGTGATGCGCTCGCTGGGATCACGACGAATTCGATCGGCGCTGCAGGCGGCGTCGACGGGTTGACGTCCGCCCTGGGTCGCCTCCGTGGCGATCAGATGACGGCGGAGGAGACGCAGAAGCGTCTCAACGATGCACTCCGCGGGTTCTCCGAGGCGGCTGCGAATGGTGGCTCGGACGCGGTGTCCGCGGCGGGTCAGATCGACACCACTACTGCCGCGGGTTCGCGGCTCTTCGATGCAATGCGCGGCGTTCAAGGCGCTTTCGATCAGGCTGGTGCCGAGGCGGCCCGGTCCGCGACCGAGCAGAAACTGTCATCGGAGGATGCGGCCAATTTCGTGCAGGCTGCCGGACAGCGTGTACGTGACGAGTTCATCAGGCAGCGTGTCGAGGCTGGCATGACCCTGGAGAAGGCGACCGCCCTCGCTGACCAGTATCGGCTGTTCCCGTTGGAGTTGCCGACGACGATCACGCTGCATGGTGTCGACGAGGCGCTCACCGGACTCGGTCAGCTTCGGAAGACTCTTGACAGTTTCGCGAATGGTCCGACTGTCAATGCGCCGAATCCGGCGGCGAATGTGCCGATCAACCCGGCGCTTCCGATGCCGGGTAGGGCGACTGGTGGAAGGTTGCCGACGTCCGGCCCGGGCACTGAGACGACGGACGGCTTCCTTGCTGTCGCTAGTAATGGTGCCCCGATTGCTCGTGTAGATGCGGGGGAGTGGGTCATTAATGGCCGCTCGTCGGACCGGTATGACCGCGAGCTTGCCGCGATCAACGCGGGCACCTTCCCGAAGCTCGCGGGCTACGAGGAGGGCGGCCGCGTCGGACTCAGGTCGCCCGAGGAGTTGCTCGGGTTCGTCAACGGCTCGGAGTCGCAGCCGCTTACGGGTTCGGCGTACGACTGGGGTGGCGTGAAGTGGGGCGACTGCTCTGCCGCGATGGCTGCGATCGCTCGGTTCGCTGTCGGCTTGCCGGCGTTTGCGTCACGCTTCGCGACGGCGACGATGGGCTCAGCCTTGGCGTCGATGGGATTTCAGTCGGGGCTCGGCGGTCTCGGCGACCTCAATTTCGGGTGGCTCAATGGCGGCCCGGGCGGCGGCCACACGGCGGGAACTTTGCCGGGTGGCGTGAACGTCGAGATGGGCGGCAGTTACGGCGGCGGCATGGTCGGTGGCACTGATGGTGCTTCGGCGCCGCAGTTCACCGATCATGCTCACCTGCCGATCGGTGCGGGCGCAGGATATGGCGCTTCGTACTCGGTAGGGATGCGTGGCGGCCGGACGCTCAAGCCGCGCCCGGAGTGGACCGACAAGCAGCAACTCGACCTCGATGCGGCTCAGATCGCCATCGTCCGGGCCGAGGAAGCTCGCGCCGAAGTCGAGGCTGCATTCGTCGAAGGGGAGAAGTCGCAGGCAGATCTCGACATGGCGAACGTCAAGGTTGAGCAGGCTCAGCAGAAGGTTACTGATCTGCAGGCCAAGAAGGATGACGTCGCTGCGTATGTCGAGGAAGGCCCGGCCCCGCAGGCCCCAGCCTTGTCGAGGATGTTCTCGGACTCGGAGGTTGAGCATCTCGATGCGCAGCTTGCGGTCGAGTCGGCGAACGAACGCCGCAACGAGGTCTACGACGACCCGGATTCGACTCCGTTGGAGTTGGCGAAGGCAGACTCGGAGCTGTTCAAGGCCGAGGAGGCTTTGAAGTCGGCGGGGACGAAGAAGAAGGATGCGTCGTCGGATTCGGTGTCGTCGTGGTCGGATCTGCTCGGCAACTTCGCGAAGGATTTCGTGTCGGGCCAGGTCGAGGACGCGCTCGGCGTGTTCGGGATCCCGAATGAGATGCCGAGCTTCGTGCAGGCGGGGATGATGCTTGGCGATGCTCTCGCCGAGCGTGACGGCACCGACGTCGTCGATCCAGGTAGCGCATCCCAGTCGCAGATCATGGCGGACTCGCCGGTGCTCTACGACCCAAGTAAGGGTCCGGAGCAGTGGTCTCCAGTGGCCGAGAAGGCGCTGCAGGAGACGGGCCAGTCACTATCCAGTGCCGCTGGAGTGCTCGAGCGTATCGCTACGAAGTCGAACGGCGATCCAGCGAACCTGCTGGGTCTCGCGCGAGACGAGTTCGCGGCGCATCGGGATCCGTCGTTGCCGAACGATCCGCAGAATCCGTTGGCGAATCTCGTTGCCGGTCTGCGGAACAAGCCGATTCGTGGATACCACGACGGTGGTCCTGTGGTCGGTCCTTCGGGGCGCGACAAGGTGCCGGCATGGCTGGAGGCTAGCGAGTTCGTCGTGAACTCGCGGTCGGCCAATGCGGGTGCGAACGGGCAGATCCTGCAGGCGATCAATGGCGGTGCTCAGTTCGGGCAGGCGTCACGCGGTGGCGCCGAAGCGCGTGCTGGGGCGACCTATCACCTCTACGGCATCACTGACGCCGAGGACGCAATCAGGAGGGTGAAAGTGAAGGAACGTCAGGATCATGCCGCAATGGCTGGGACGCTCCCATGAGTAGTGTCCTACACCTCGCGGTCGAGGGCGCGAACGGTTCCTACTGGCCATTCCATAGCGCCGAGGCGGCGTCGACTGGCGTCGTCCTCGGCATGAAGCCAGAGAAGATCTGGGAGACACCCCGATCGACACGGTGGACCCAGGGCGCTTTCACTGAGAAGGCGGAGTACGGCGGCGACAAGGTCGACATGATGACCATCGTCCTGTCGGTGCATATCTCGATGCGCCCGGGGTCGCCGTGGGAGCAGGTGTATTCCGAGTTTCGGCGAGCATGGGACTTCGACGAGGTCACCACGCTTGTAGCCGGATCATCCTCGGGCGTCCGGCGTCTCGGCGTGAGATTGGTCGAGACGCCGGAATTCGAGCCGGACGTGGACCCGGGCTACGACAACTACGGGCTGATGATCATCACCTGCCGTCCAGAGTGGCCGTTTTGGGTCGAGGACGACGTGATCGATGTGTGGCAGTCCGCGTCCGGCGCCCTGTCGGGTTCGTTCTGGGTTTCGAACCCGACCAACCGCCCGATGCATCCGAAGTATGTGGTCGACATGGCGCAAGCGGGGACGGTGACTCTGCCGGACTTCTCGTGGGTCTCTGACCCGAAGCACGAGGATTACGAGCATCGGGACCGCACCATCACCACACCATCTCTAGCGGCTGGCGAGCAGCTGACCATCGATTCCTATCCGGATGAGTTGACGTGGCGGTCGAACATCAACCCGGTATTCATCGGCCGCACGGCAGGGATCGAGTTCGAATTCGCGGTTCCGCATCACACCCCACTGACGCAGATACCGGTGTCGGCGAGCGTCCCCGGGGCGACTGTCGCGCTACGTCAATCCCGACATTGGACGACGATCCTAGGAGGTGAGTAGATGACGGCTCCAGTTGCACCGCCACCGAATCCGCTTCTCGAAGACCCAATCCTGATGGCTCGGCTCGACAAGATCTGGAACGACGCGCAGATCGAGCAAGAGCATTTCAAGCGTCGCCGCCGCAAGCGCCCGATGGTGCGCCTATGGGACGGCGACATGAATTACGCGGGCCGTGTCACGGTCGAGCGGGAGGGCCACTTTCAGTGGCGAATGAACAACACCGGTGTCGCGAGACTCGTTCTTCCAGTGGGGCACTGGCTGACAAACTGGGCCGTCGACCCATGGGGTCGCACGAAGCAGAATGTGCACGTCACCATGGACAAGGACGGTGCACGCTGGGGCGGCCGGTGCGCGGGTGAAGCGTCTACGAAAATCGTCAAAGACGAGGACGGGAAGCGGTACGTCGAGCTGAGCTTCCTCGACGACTACGAAGAGCTGAAAAACCTGATCGTCTGGTGCTCACCCTACCTCCCCGCGATCGTCCAGAAGAGGGCATTCGTGCTCGCCGGGCCGAGCATCTACATGCTCAAGCTTGCGCTCTTTATGAACATCATGCGGATGGAGGGCAACTGGTGGGCTCTTCCGGATGACCCGCTGGATCCTGCCGGCTGGGGATCGCTGTTCAACATGTCGAACTGGAACATGGTCGTCGTTCCTACTGCGTTACTGAACGATTCGTCACCGTGGACGGTGTTGTCATCGAGGTTCGAGTACTGGCACGATATGGCCGAACCGACGCTCGCGGATGCGCAGCTGATGGTTACCACTCGCCGCTGGCTCACCGGTGACCCACCTCCGTGGCCTGGCGCGAATGTCCGTCACGGCACGATCGTGTTCGACATCGTCGACGTTTCCGGATACTGGGACGGCACCTCGACGGGTGGCACGATCTGGGACGGGCTCACGCGGACCGTAGTGCAGCTCGCGGACAACTTCATCGACGAGATCGTCACCACGGCTACGGGTTCGATTGACCCGTATCAAGGAATCGTCGGCAAGTGGCTTGGCACTTTCCCTAAGCAGCCGTACGTCGTGTATCGGGACGGGAAGGTTTCGGGCGTCGAAGCCTCGGAGTGGAGTTTCACTCCAGGCACCGTTGTCCAAGTCGTCACCGGGGGCCACTCGGCGCCCGGTATCAATGAGGGGATCTCGGCTGGAATCACCCTGATAGGCAATTATCTTGGGCAATTCATCTACCTGCCGACCGCTGGGGTTATAGCGGACACATTCCTGAAGCCGTTCTACACCGACACAATCGGGGCCTGGTGGAGCATCAAAAGTCCGGTCCGCGCTTTGCGGTATGGGTGGTCGCACTATCAGGAAGCGATGGCGGACAGTGCGGGCCGGGCATACACGCTGTCTTCGCTGATGTCATTGCGGGACACGTTCAACAAAACTCGACCGCGTACGACGCACAAGGCGACACTCGGCGATGGCCGGCCGTACTACATCGGCGATCGCGGTCAGGGCCATTGGTTCCTCGGCTCGCGGATCGGTCTGACTATGCGTGATTTCCCGCGCAAGGGGACGGTCTTCGTGGAGCAGGCATCGCAGATCGACTATGACTACACCCGCGATGAGGCGGGGTGGTCCGCAGTGGTTGGGGATCCTCGGGCCAACGAGTCTCCGATGGAGAAGAACCTCCGACTTATCCGCGCGACATTTGCCGCTGGGCACAAGCTGGGAGTGATCTGACGTGATTCCGATGCAGGGTCAGTGTGATCCGGACGATCCGGAAGAGTTTGCGCTGTGGGCGCTCGTGGGGATCGAGGAAACCCCTGGCGTCCCGATGATTACGACGGAGCTATCGCTTCGTTCGCTGTCGAAGCAGCTGGCGGATGCCGGGTTCCGGCACCATCCGGATCTTCAGGTTCGGAAGGCCGTAATCCTGGGTGCGCCTGATGTTGAGGGTGTGCACTGGATGGGCGTCGGCCAGATCTCCTGGGTGGGTATGGATTACCGCGATGAGATCGCGGAGGCGGCTGCCGAGCAGGCTGCACAACGGATCGATTTCTCTGGCGCTACGCCTGCCCAGTTGATCGATGCTGCGGCGCAGTTGGAATCGATGGGTGTTGTCCGCGCCCCCGAGGCTGCGCCTGTCGTCGACGGCCCGGTGGTAGGTCGCGCGGAGGGATTCCCATGACGGCACCGGATCGGCCGAGGCCGACTGTTGCGTATATCGGTACGTCGGGGTCGCAAAAGGTTTCGGGTGTGCAGAACGAGTCCGAAGCTCAAATCAAGGCGGCTGGGCGCGCCGAGGCGGACGCGGCGATGGGGTCGGCGCGAGGGAATATGATCACCAACCTTTTCGGTGGGCTGATCGGCGGTATCGCACAACTGATTTCGATGCTGTTCGCAGGCATCTTCGGCGGTGGCGGCGGATTGGTCGACCTAATCGGCGGATTCCTCGGCGTGAAAAACAAGGTCAACCAGGTTGCAGATGTGGAACTCCCTCGGATCGACAATCGCATCGACGAGCTGGCAGGCGGGGTCACTCAGTTTACCTACGGGACGCCCGGCACTTTCACTAAACCAGCAGGCGCTACCCGCATTGCGGTGTCTCTCGTCGGCGGGGCTGCTGGCGGTGCCCGCTGGCGAAACAATCCTGTCGGTGGCGGTAGTGGCGGCTGGACTCGATGGTACGAATTCTTGGCCGATGAGGTTCCTGGCAGTGTTGCAATCGGTGTCGGTTCGGGTGGCGGCGGTGCTACTTCCGATGACACTCTCGGCGGCAATGGTACTGGGTCGTCATTTGGGTCTTTGTTGACTGTTGGCGGCGGCAAATGCACCACCGCAGGCCCAGTGTGCGGATACGGAACTGAACTGTATTACAACGGTTCTGGGGGGCGCGGCGGCAACAATGATGGACCCGCTACGAATGGCGGAAACGGTCCGTTCTCCAGCGGCGGCGTAGTTGGTGCTGGCAACGGTGCGCAGGGTGGGGATGGGATTTCTCCCGATGCTGGGCTTATCGGGCCGGGCTCGGGAGGTGCTGGGGGTTCCGCGAAGGGCGGCACTGGCAATGGAGGCCGCGGCGGTCATGGCGGATACCCAGGCGGCGGCGCGGGCGCAGGCGGCAACTACACAACCCTCGGCACCGTAGGCAACGGCGGCAATGGCGCACCCGGCCTCGTCGTGGTCCGGGTCTACTTCAACTAGGAGATCGTTATGCCGACAGCAACTCTCATCGAAGAATCCATGTCGTGGTGGCAGCCCGGAACGAACCTCTACCGCCTATCCAAGCCTCTCGACGGACACGAATGGATCGCAATATCAGTACCCCAGAACGCATACGATTCGGACGCGACAGTGCACCCGTCAACCGCGTACGGTGCCTCAGTTGCAGATCATGACGGAAATGGGCTGGTTCCGCTACGTCGCTACCCGGACCTTACGCATGCGGAGACCCTTCTCGCGATCGGTTACGAGGTGACCGATGGCACTTACAGCTGACCAACTTATCGAGTTCCTCGCCCACAATGCCGACAACTCCCGCAACGACGACATCTGGCTACTCCACGACAACGGCGACACCGAAATTGTGCCGGATCAAGACATCGCCGAGTTCCAGAACCCGCACACCTGGCCGAAATACATATGCAGGTCCGCTGCCGTCAACAACATCATCCAGGACCGAAGCGAGCGCTTGAAAAACTCACCAGAGAGCGGACTGCAAGCAGGACTCGACTTCCTCAATCTAGCCATCCGACTTACCGGAATCGAAGAGTCTGGCAGCCCAGTCAAGGCGATGGCTTCCCTCACTCGATCCGCAATCACATCGGGCTACCGCGCGATCCGAGGATCGAAAACCACGAGCTGACCGCCCGCGCACCACTACAACTCAATCGAGGAGGTACCCCTGATGGGTGATCCTATTTGGCTCGCTGACATTCTCCGCGCCGAGGGACTGGTCTGCGACATCTACGACGGCGCATTCAATCGAGGGCATGGCGACTTCGGAGAAATCTGGGGTGTCGTATGCCACCACACCGGAGCCTCCGGAAGTCCCGGCCCCGGCGTGATCGCTCGGCACCCATCCCTAGGGTTGGCATCACAGCTCCATCTGGACCGCAACGGCAAGTTCACCCTATGCGGGGTCGGCATCGCATGGCACGCCGGGCAGGGCTCATGGACCGGCATTCGAGCGAACGACGCGAACGCCGTCACCATCGGCATCGAGGCCGAAAACAACGGCACCGAAGGCTGGTCCACGGCGCAATACGGCGCATACGTCCGCGGTGTCGGAGCTATCCTCCGCAAACTCAAGCGGGACTCCAGCCGCGCCATCGGCCATAAAGAATGGGCCGCGATCCAAGGCAAATGGGATCCGGGCGGAATCGACATGAACGCATTCCGGCGTGATGTTCAGGCAGTCATCGACCGAGTGAAGCCCGTACCCCCACCCGCCCCGGCCCCGGTGGTGATCGTCAATGAGATAGACGCGGCAGCCAAGCGTGCACCGTGGGTCGGTAAGCGTCTCCGCCCCGAGGAGCTGTCGGTCGGCAAGGACGGCAAGGGCAGGCTCGGCGTGTACGAGAACGCGCACGTCTACTTCTACCCAGGCGTCGGCGCATTCCCGATCCCTGGTGGCGGGCTGTTCGAGGCGTACGCATCCCTCGACTACGAGCGCGGCACCCTCGGCTACCCAGTGCGCGAGTTCGCGCCACTCGATGCCGGTGCTGTGCAGGCATTCCAGGGCGGCGTCCTCTACCGCAAGGACGGCGCCGACAACGGTTACGTCGTCTACGGCGCCATCGGGAAACGTTGGGCCGACGAAGGATACGAGTCGGGCCCGCTCGGCTGGCCGACCTCGAACGAAGGCGTCGACGCCAATGGCAACCGCTATCAACTGTTCGAAAACGGCACCCTCTACTGGCACTCATCCGGTGTCACACAACTCATGCCCACGAAAGGCTGACCATGACTGACCACTTCACCGTAGAGCTCGGTTCGATCGACACTCGTGCATTCTGGCTCGATATCGCCGACCGTACCGCCAAGACCTTCCTTCAGAACGTCCTGATCTTCCTCGGCGCCGGCGCGACCATCATGTCCGTCTCCTGGGCAACTGTCCTGTCGTCGGCGGGTCTCGCCGCGGCAGTCTCATTCCTGCTGGCGCTGTCGACGTCGACGGCGCTGACGTCCGGGAACTTCCTCATCGACCTTGCCGACCGGGCCGCACGGACCTTCGCGGGCACGCTCGTCGCCGCTATCCCCGCAACGGGCGGTTTCGGTGACGTCGACTGGCTCAACTCCGCAACGATCGCAGGCACTGCCGCACTGGTATCGGTCCTGACTTCCCTCGCGACTGTGAACGTCGGTGCCGCGAAAGGCTTGCCGACGACCGCACCCGTCGTACGCGGTGAGTTCATCGACTGATGAGTGCGCTCACCCCGGCCGCCTGGAATGGGGTCGGCGTCGTCACCGTCGTCCTCCTGTTCTTCCTGTTCGGCGTATATGCGCTGATCCGTGGCTGGATCGTTTTCGGGCCCGCACACCGCGACATCCTCAAAGCGAAGGACGATGCGATTGCGCACGCCAACGGTCGCGAACTCGAGGACGCGAAAACGATCGCTTCGTTGACAAATGTACTTACCGAGCAGCGGGTCTCGGGGGAAGTGTCGGCACACATCCTCTCCGCGATTCGGGATGTCGTGAGCAGCCGGGCGGGCTCGTCATGAGGTGGCCATGGTCGAAGGATATCGAAGATGCCCAGGCAGAGGCCAAGACGGCAGCTGAGGATCATGCCCATTCCGTGAAACGTCGAATTGAGTCGGAGGCACAGAGCAGTGAAGCTGTCGAAGTATCGAATGTGTTGTGGCAAGAGCTGCAGCGCAATGGGTGGACTGAAATGCTGCAGCAAGCGTGGGGAGGGGGTCGGTGACGTTACATGAGTTCGGTGACTGGTCCTTGTTTGCCCTGGCAATTGTTGTTGTGGCGTTCACTCTGCTGTATTTGACGAGGTCGCAGGGTGGCTGGAAGTACAACCGTGTAGGACGTGTCTATCTCGTGAAGTCGATGGTCCTGTCGTTTGTTCTGGTTCAAATTTCACTCAGCGTCATTTATCAGTCCGACTACTGGAGCCGGGATGCAGTGCGCGCGTTGCTGTACCCGGCTGGCGTCATCGCGTACCTGTGGATGATGCGGTCACTGTGGCGGGAGCAGCTGGAGACTCGCCGAGTCAAGCGTGAAGGCCGCCGCCGCCCGTAAGTCGATCCAGTGCACAAATAGCCCCCACCTCCTCGGAGGTGGGGGCTATTTTTCGTTTCAAGCCAACTATCGACCCGAGAGCCCTGCGAGTCCCTTCTCGATCGAGCTCTGCAGGTCGATCACCGGTCCGGCGCGCATTTCCTTCTCGTCGAAGATGTGCGGCTCCATGCCGTCGAGACCATCGAGGATGATCTGATATCCAGCGTCACCGGCGGGGATCTCAATCGTCGTTTCGAACGAGCACGGCCCACTCGTCGCACCAGCGTGCGACATGCTGATGGTCCGGACCGCTAAAGCGCCCTTTCCGAGGATGCGATCATCAGCCCCTCGCACGATCACCGAATCACCCGCACCAACCTCACCTTCGGCGAACGTGCACGAATCGGGGTAATTACGGTCCGAGTTGCCCGCGTAGATGATGTCCGCTTCGAACGCTTCCGGCTCCTTGTCCGAGCTGCATCCGGTGAGCAGTAAGGCTCCGGCGGCGAGCGTGACCAGTATCAGTTTCATGTGGTTACTCCTACCAGACTTTCGGCTCGGCGGATGGCGGAGGGCCGGCCCGGTGTCGGGTCGGCCCTGTCGCTCAGCTCACCAGGTGGGCCATGAAGGCGGTGGGCCGGAGCTGGGTGATCTTGTGGGTGGGTGAGGTCATGCGGTCGGCGCAGTCGGTGATGATGGCGGTGATGTCCGCCTGGGCGATGTCGACGTATTCGGCGATGTGGGAGTAGCGGACCCATCCGTCGAACTTTGCGCCGCGGGCGTTGGCGTCGGAGTGGGCGATCATGTCGTGTGCGTGGAGGATGTCGGCGAGCTGGCGGGCTGTGGCGGGGGCTGCGGTGGTGGTGTTCATTTCGTTCTCCTCGGTTGGCGTACCTGAACCCTAGCATCTGTCGGGGTGCTATGTCCACTCTTGGGTAGCACCCGAAGGAGTGCGAGACTCAACACGCCGAAACCTCGACCCTGGAGACCAAATGAAGCAATACCTATCGGTCAAGCAGATCGCTGCCCGAACGGAGCAGCCCTACGAAACGATCCGATCCCTCGCGGGCCGCAAGCTCTCGAAAGACGCCGGCGACTTTCCACTGCCCGCATGCGTGGTCGGAGAGCGGGGAGGTCGCACCGCCACATACGGCTGGGACGCGAAGGATATAGACCGATGGTTCGAGACCTACTCCGAAAATAAGCCGCACTCACGGAGCGGCGGTGCCGCGCAGTAGCACGCGGCGCGTCAGACCGCCGTCATCTGATCTTCGTCGCGCCAGCGCCGCACCGTGCGGTCCGAGACGGCAACCCTCGCGGCGATCTTCCGCAATGAGAGCTCGCCCGCCGCGATCAGCCGCGACACCTCCTCGCGGGGCTCGAGTGGCGCTTCCTCCTCCCGCCGCTCCTTCTCGATCACAGGGGTCGAGGCAAGATCCACGCGGGTGAGCCTGACCGTCATATGCGTAACCCACAGCAGGAATACCGGGGGAGTGAGCGCGACCCCGACCGCGATCCATGAACCCTGCGTGATCGCAGCATGGATCCCGTTGCCCGCGACGGACACGACCGCGGAGGCGATGAGTAGTGACCACGAGTGCGCATCCGGTGCTGCGAAGACCGCGACCGTACCGACAACGATCGTCCCGTCGATCATGAGCGGCCACAGGAACGCCTGGAGTCCGAGCCCGGCGATGTGCGCCAAGTCCGCGAGTGCGATGTAGGAGATGGCGAAGGAGATTACAGAGAGGGCGACGGTGCCCCAACGGGCCGTCGCCAAAGCAGCGGTGCGAGACAT